ATGTTTTTCGTATTATTATTGGACCGGATCACGCCGGCGGGGAGCGGCCTTCCCCCGCTTCTGTAACCCGAGTTTGCGATTGTGCTCTGCAAGATTTATTCGACGTGGCATAGGATCATTCTACGCCACGCCACCACCGTTGCAAGATGTTTTTTTATATAGGCACCGCTCTGGCGCGTATCGCACGTGTCGATGATCCAAATATTATGCACCCCATGTCCATGTCACACTTCCTGATACCTCCAAGGTCACCCTGGCTGCTACAATCTGATCGACCTGTCCACTCGGTCGAAACTGTGCGACCAGAGCAGTGAATACAGCCGTTGTGCCGCCGGCATCGCTGAACGTGATCTTGTAGTTGTGCTTGGCTCCGCTCTGCGCATAGGCCGCAAGGTTCTGATGCTGGAGACTGGTGGGGTCGAAGTTGATCTCCAGCGTCATCTGCCCGAAGTCCTGGAGGCCGGCCACCTTCTCGCGGGCGGTGCTGGAGAGCGTCGTCACGTCGATCATCGCGACGTTGCCTCCGGGTCCGTCGAAGGACTTGACCTCCCCGATGACCGTGAAGACTTCCGGCTGCGCGCCGTTGCCGAGCGAGATGGTCGTGCCCTGCGCCGAGAACGCTTTTGATACCATGGCGAGTTTTCCTTGATGGAGGCAGAGAAGAACCCGCGGACAAGCGGGCCGGGGGCGATGCGCTGGGGACGGCGCGTCAGAGGGTCGATTCCACGTACTCGAAGCGGGTCGATACCAGCGTCTGGTACCAGCCCTTGCCGTCGAGGCCGCGTTCCTCGGGGATGCTGGAGTACGTGATCAGGTAGTCGCCGGGGGAGCCGATCCGCTTGCGGCGCAGGGCGCTCTTGGCAAGCGTGACGAGGGTATCGAACGGGTCGGTGCCGGCGCCCGCCTCGGTGTAGAGCGTCACGGCCACGGTCCCGGTCATCACCTCGTACGGGCTGCCCACAGTACGCGCGTACGCGCCGGTGTGCCGGACGCTGACGCGCGCCCACGAGGCGGGGGCCGGCGGCGGCTCGCGGGTATCGTTGTCGTAGCGCAGCGGCGTGGCGCTGGCCCACACCGTCTCGAACTGCTCGACCAGCAGCGCGCGCGCGGTCGCGGCATCCATCTAAGGAATCTCGTTGATGTAGGAGGGAGCGTCCTGCACGCCTGCGGCCACGGCGTTCTCGATGAAGCCGGGCGCGGCCTGCGGCGAGGGCTTGGAGGAGTTCAGGAGCCCGACATAGTAGATGTTGTTGACGAGATACAGGTTTCCCTGATCGAGCGTCCAGCGTCGCGCCACCTCGCGGATCTGCTGGCGCGCGGTGCTGCCCTCGGGATTGATCTGCGGCAGGGCGGTGTCCCAGTAGACATCGCTGGAGAACCCCCCCGTCGAGGCGATGACGTTGGACCGCGCGCGCCCGGTATCGACCGGCATGTAGGCGATGAGATGGTCGCCGATGGACACCAGCAGCCGGCGGAACTCGCCTTCGACCTGGGCCTGGATGCCCGACATGATCTCGTCGATCCCGCCGTCGAAGCGCTGGAAGTCGGCGCCCAGGCTTGTGGCGCGGCGGGTGGTGCGATCAAACAGGAAGGACGGGGCGGCCATCAGATCAGATCCTCAATGTCAGGTCCCAATAGATGGCGGGGTCGCCCGCGACGATATGAACGGTCCATACATCCACGCCGTCTTCCACGCGGTCATCGATCTGCGGCGTGTACCCCGGCAGATCCGACGCGCGGGCGATCAGGCGCTTGACGCGCGCCTGCTGAACGTCGAGCGCGGCGCGTTCCTCGATCTGGTAGTCCACGAGCCCGGCAAGGAAGGTGCTGCGCGCCGTCGTCTCGCCGCCGCCCGTGCGCGGGTTGAAGGTGCCGCGGACGACCTTGACGTAGGTGATGGTCTTCAGCAGCCCGTTGGCGCCGAGAATCGCCCACGCGAGATCGATGCCTTGCAGGGTGAGGCCGAGATACGTGGTCAGCGGATGATCCTCCCTGAACCCCACCGGCCGCCGCGGTACCAGCCGAGATCTCGCACCGCGGCGATGACGTGCTCGGGGAAGGGAATGCGCGGCTTGACGGTCTGGCCCGAAGGCGGCGGCATGCGGACCTTGATCGGGCCTACGTCGATCTCCTGCACCTGCTGGATCTGGTCGGACGGCTCGGGATAGGAGGTTTGCTGCGCGAGATACAGCGCAAGCTCGCTGGTCGCGGTGACGATCTGCCAGGGGATCACCGAATGATCGAGCATGTAGTAGCCGTCCAGGTAGACCCCGACGCGCGGCCATTGCAGGTGCTGCGCGAGACTGGCCTTGTAGCCCTTCCATTCCATCCGGTCGTCGAGCATGCGCGTCGCCAGCCGCAGCGCACGCTCCTGAGTGTCCACGTCGAAATTGCCCCACTTGTCGCCGAACAGATGCCCGTCGAAGAATGTCTGGGCGCCGTCCAGATCCTGGTACGTGTCGGCGTCCGTGAGGCCGGTTCCCGTCTCAAGCGTGAGCATGCGCCTGCCTCCCGATCACGCCTCGCGAACGAGGAACTTGGTCCATTTCCCGACCTGGGCCTTATAGAAGGCGTCGGTGGCGCGGCGCTGGTCGGCCGGCAGGTCGCGGGTGTCGATCGGAGAACGGGCATAGGGGTCGTAGGCCGCGAGCACGGCGAAGAGCCGGTCACCCAGCCGCACCTGGGCAAGCTTGGCGGTGGTGCGGGCGGCGCCGCGAAACGTGATGACGCCGGTTGCGCCGGGAGCGGCGGCCAGATTGAGCCGCAGCGCGTCGGTCAGCGGTTCATCCGCGATGGGAACCCAATGCGCCATGGTCTGCACACCGTCCGGAAACGTCAGCGGCTCGGGAGCCTTGGGCTGCGGAATGTCGCCGCGGACCCATACTTCTTCCTCGGGCATGCGAGCCTCACTTGGTTGCGACCGTGAAGATGATGGTCCGCTTTCTCTTGCGCACCCGCGGCGTGGGTGTGGAGCCATCGTTCGTGGTGACGACGTGGATCCAGGAATAGGAGGTGCCGGCCGCGCCGCCCGTGAGCTTGATCGCGACCGCCTTGGTGCCGTACTGACTGTCCAGCATATCCTGCCCGTCCAGCACTGCCTCCGAACTCGGCGTCCAGGTCGAGGAGGTGAGCGTTTCCGCGGCTTCCGCGAACACGTCGGTCCAGTCCACGGTCGCCCACAGTTCTTCTGCGGGATCGAGCGAGAGCGGGTGCTGATCGGCCATGGCATGTCTCTATGAGTGTCGGTCGTCGTCGGTCTTTGGCAGCACAAGGGCCGAGATTTCCTTGGCAGGCTTGTCCGTGCTCTTCTCCGCAGCGAACTTCCTGGCGCCCATCTCCGCAGCGAACTTCCTGGATGTCGTCTCGGCCTTGAGCTTCAGGGCGTTCTTGAACAGCGACTGCATATCGGGGATGAAGGTCCCCGTATCGGGCTCGCCGGCAGTGCCGTAGGCGAAGGCGTGCGCTGCCCCCGGAGACGCGGCGGAGACGGCCCGGTCGCGCACGAGCACGGAGCCCGAGGCTCCGACCGGACCCGGCCTGCCCGTCGTCGCCGTGCCGCGCGAGGTGACGACGGAGGCGACGGCCGCTTCGACGGCGGCAGCGATCGCGGCGATCGTTGCGGCATTGCGCGCGGTGGCGGCTGCCGTTGTCGTCGTCGCGGCTGCCGTCGCGCCTGCCAGGGCGGTGTCGCGAACCGTTGCCGTCGAAGCGGCGCGGACGCCGGCGGCTGCCGGGGTGCTGGTCCCGGTGTCGCCCACGGTTCCGGCAGCCGCCGCGGTCGCGGATCCGGTATGACCGGCGCCGCTGCTGCTGCTGCCGGTCTGCCCCGTGGCGCTGGCGCGTGCGGCTCCGGCCGAAGCCGCGGCCGTGCCTGAATTCCGTTCGACGGCAGTTGCGGTGGAGGATGGCGATGCCGTTGCGGCAGCCGCCGTCCCTGCATTCCGCACGAGCCCTGTTGCGTTCGCTTTCGCCGCGCCGGGCTGGGCGGAAGCGACATTGCTGCCGGGTGAAGCGACGATGCCCAGGGTGGAGGCTTGCACCGCGCCGGCGGTGGCTGCCGTGGTTCCGGCGTTCTTGACGGAGCCGGCGGCCGTCGCCGAAGCGCCTGCCGCCGTGGCGGCTGCGGTTCCTGCGTCGCGAACCGTCGCGGTCGAGGCCGCGGTCGTTCCCCCTGCCGAACCTGCCGCCGTCGCGGGATCTCGTGTCGTGCCGGTGCCGGCGGTCGCCACGGCACCTGTCGAACCTGCCGCGGTGGCGGAATTTCTCTCCGTGGCGGTGCCGGTTGCCGTGACTCCGGCTGCGGTTCCTGCCACGGCACCGCTGTTCTTGGCGGTGGCGGCGGTGCTTGCGGTTGTCGCGCCGGTCTGGGCGGCGCTGGTGGCAACGTCGCGCACCAGTGCGCTGGCAACAGCGGTGACGGCGCCGGGATGTGCGGCTGCGGTGCTGCTGCCGCCCGAAGAAACGATGCCCGTCGCAGCGGCGGTTGCTCCCCCGGTTGTTCCTCCTGTCGCCTGATTGTCGAAACCCGAGGAGAAGCCGCTTGAGAACGAGTCGAAGCCGCTGCGATCCGTGGCGATGCTGGTGGCGCTTGCCTTTGCGCCTGATGTCGCCGCCGCCGCGGTTCCGCTGTTGCGCGCCAAGCCGCTGCCGGTTGCCGTGACGCCGGCGGGTTGTGCCGCCGCGGTGCTGCTGCTTCCGGCTCGTCCTGCTGCGGTTGACGTTACCCCTGCGGTGGTGGCTGCGACCGTGCCGAAAGCACGGCTCTGCCCGGCTGCGGCAGCGCTGACCGGAGCAGCCGAGGCGGCGACCGTGCCGGGGATGCGGACCGTGCCGCTTGCCGCAGCCGTTGCGGTGCCGGAAGAAGCCGCAATGGTCGCGCGGTCCGCAACGGTGCCCGCCGCGGCCGC